CCCCTTGCGGGGCCCAGGGCGCAGTGCAGACATCGCGTGTTGCAGTGCAATTACGCGCATGCCATGGAATTAACCATGGCAAACCTGTAAAGCTCCATCTCAGCAAGGGAGACGCCTTTTGGACATTAAAGTAAAGTCCAGAAAGCTACCTTATCAATTTGGTAAGGCAGTCTTACGTAGTTATGGAGGATATAACTCCTACCAGACTGCGTCAGACGTCATCCTTGGAACCGAGGTAACTCGGTCCGAAAATCATCACAAGCCTCCTTTTCGGGGGACTGGTGATGAAGGTGGGGAGTTCTTCAATCAGAAGAAGTATGTAGAAGGACCTAGCCCTATTAGAGTTAGGTCCCATGCATACGATACATTGAATAAGGCGGACGTCTTTTATGACGGTCCTGTCTTTCCAATGATCACTCCCTGGGATAGCTTGTTTCCACCGGCGTTAAATTCGTCGGATCTCGAGCTAACAATGCTCGGGACGGATGCAATCGCTAGAACCAAGCCTACCAATTCCGTTGCCAATCTTGCCGTTACCCTAGCTGAAGTTTTGCGTGAGGGGATTCCCCGCGCAACCTTCAGTTTGTGGGAAGAACGGACAAGACTCGCCAACCTCCATAAGGCGGCTGGTGATGACTGGCTTAATGCTCAGTTTGGCTGGAAACCTCTCGTTAGCGACGTTGAATCTGTCGCTAATGGCATCACTCGTGCTGATGAAATTATTCGTCAGTATGAGAGAGATGCCGGAGGGGTCGTCCGTAGACGTTGGCAATTTCCTGAGAAACGGAAGTCGGAGGTTCTCTATACAGAGAACTCGAGTAATTCGCGTCCGTGGATTAATCCAGGACACTTTTTACTCCTTACTCCGAACTCTCCGGGTGGGTATTCGGTTATCAGAGAATTTTCTCAGAAGAGATGGTTTTCTGCAGCATTTACCTATTATCTTCCTTCAGATTGGAATGATCTGAGGTCGATGAGGTCTATTGCTGCGAAAGCCGATCATCTTCTGGGGGTTGATATAACCCCTGAAGTTCTCTGGAACCTAACGCCCTGGAGCTGGGCTGCTGATTGGTTCACATCGACTGGTTCTGTAATTTCGAACCTTACCGATATGGCTGATCAGAGTCTACTTCTGCGGTATGGGTACCTTATGGAGCATACGCTCGTAAAGGATACCTATACCCGGACGTACGACGTACCTCCTTTAAAGGAGATGTCGCCGCCCGTAACTTCCCACAGCGTAACTTTCGTCACTGAGACGAAGCTGAGGAAGAGAGCAGACCCTTACGGGTTTGGGGTTTCGTTTGATTCCTTAACGGATCTTCAGAAATCCATTATCGCCGCGCTCGGCTTAAGCCGATCGCGCCGATAGATGTCACCCGCTGCGTTAAAACGCCAACAGCGTAGCCAACCAGGCTGCGCCAGGAGGGTTTGATGCCCTCTAGGAGTGATGCCTATGTCGTTCACCGATCCGGTTTCCATCACCATCTCGGGCACTCCGATCTCCCTGCCCCGCACAAGTGTGGGGGACGAGAGGTCAGAGTACCGTAGCGGTGATGGTCTCAACCAATTGGTCGCGAGCCATGACTATGGCAAGCGAACCAGGCGGATGATCCGGTTCGACACCTCGAAGATGACCACGGATCCGTTCCGGCCTTCGGAGAACGTCAAAGTTTCGATGAGTAACTACATCGTCTTTGACCTCCCCGTTGCCGGCTATACGGCTGCCGAGGCACTCGCGGTGTGGGTCGGCTTGAACGCCTTCCTCACTGCGTCTTCGAACGCCGTCGTCTCCAAGGCCTTGGGAGGTGAGTCCTGATGGACTCATGTCCTTTTGGCTGGAGAAATCGACGACGGAGCTAGGGATATGGCCCGGAAAGGGAATCGTACTGAAAGGTACGGTCCCGAATCTAGGTCAAACGTTGGTCGTAGAGATAATTCTCCCGGCCGACGCCGCTATGACCATGATCTACGCACGAGCCTCAGCCGAAAGGCTTTGGTTGCCGTGATAGTAATTAGTCAAGCGGTCTACCTAGCTGGTGATGCCCTTCTCTTTGGACATAATAATTGTCCTTGAGTTGGGAGTGAACAGTTAGCATGCAGTTCCCATAAATCCATCTCCACAAAGGAGTAGTTTGAAGTGAGCAAGAAAGTTGCCCTAGAGAAATTCGTCCCGCTCGTTAAGAGCGAGATGATTCTCCACCTCCAGTCCAACTCGTCGGTCGGTGAGTTTCGGGAGTTCCTAACGGAACTCTCCGGTCTCACCGTCCTGGAGAAGGACTGGTTGACCTCGATCTACTCCATGAAGAGGCAGATCGCACTGATGAGTGCGAGCCTCGAGGAGATGGTTGAGAACTGGGAGGTTTCGGGAGTAAGGCTCTCCGTTATGGAGTGCCTTGCCTCGTAGCCTCGTAGCTAACGCAACACGGCGTAGGCTATGGACCCGCACACCTCAGCTTCGTGCTGGGGGACGGTGAAAAGCCTTACGTCACTCTGGTCATGCATTGCAATTGATTTTGCGATGCGATGCCGCACTAGCGCCACTCACGACATAAACTACGTCGTGAGTCGGACTGAACACGAGGGGTTATCGTTTTTGGCGATAACCCTGGCGGACTTTGGAAAAGCTACCCAAAAGTGGCTTGACCAAGGTTTCGTCGCCCCTTGGGACGTTCCGTCTTTTAAGACGGATCGCCTTACTGGTCTCCCTGCATTTCTGCAAGGTTTCCTTGAGCGTGTGTTTAGTCCTGATAGTGGCGCACTATTGGACGATCCTGACATCGATGCAATCTTCGCGATTCGTCAGTTAACACTGATGTTCTCGAAGATCGCCCTTCCCTCTAATGGGGCCGGTTCGATCAGAACCGTAACCCCTGATAGGGAACGGCGAGCGATGTCAGATTTTGTTCAATGTGAGCAGGATGTTAGGGCAGCAGATGCCCGTTTGGATCCCCTCTACCGTGAGGATTTCAAACGGATAAGTGCTATGCTTTTTGGAGATTTATTCTCCAAATTAGACAGAGATGTCTATTGGAACCGTTTGGTTCCAAAGCATGGACCAGGCGCTGTTGCTGATCGACTTAGTAGTAATGCTAAGTGGAATCAGCAATCCTGGCCCGCTCGGCTTCAGCAGGTTTTCCCTGCTGAGTCGTTCCTTTGTGTTAATTCGAAACCGATTAATCGGGACGAAATACTCAAAGGACTTAACATCCTCGAACCCGGTGCTGAAATACCCGTTAGGGTTATATCAGTTCCTAAAACGCTCAAAACGCCTAGAATCATTGCAATTGAACCGACTGCTATGCAATATGTACAGCAGTCGCTCTTTCGCGCGATTCTTAGCGCGGTTAAAGAGGATGGTTTCCTCTACCGCGTTGTCGGATTCGATAACCAAGATCCTAATCGGGTCATGGCTCGGAAGGGGTCCCTCAGCGGGGACCTCGCTACGCTCGATTTGAGCGAAGCATCCGATCGCGTTTCGAATCAGCATGTACGTGATATGCTAGAAGACTGGCCTTATTTGCATGAGGCCGTTCAAGCTAGTCGTTCACGAAAGGCTGACGTATTTGGTCACGGAGTTATCCGTTTGGCCAAATTCGCGTCTATGGGTTCAGCTCTCTGCTTTCCTATTGAGGCCATGGTCTTCTTGACTGTGATCTTTCTAGGAATAGAAAGGGAGCTTAGTGCCCCGCTTTCTCGTAAACAGGTCATCAATCTGTTTAGCGAGCAGGTGCGCGTCTTTGGGGACGACTTGATTGTCCCTTCAGACTATGTGCTGTCCGTAGTCAATGAACTAGAAACTTTTGGGTTTCTGGTTAACATTGGCAAGTCCTACTGGACCGGTAGGTTCAGAGAGTCTTGCGGACGGGAGTACTATAACGGAATTGACGTTAGTATAGTCAAATGCCGCCAAGTCCTTCCGACACTACGGCAGGATGCGAGCGGAGTAATATCCGCTGTGTCGTTGCGGAACCAGCTCTACTGGGCTGGCATCTGGAGCGGCGCACGGTGGTTGGATGACTACTTACGGAAGTTATTAGTACACTTCCCAAATGTAGCTCCAACCTCTCCGTTGCTAGGCAGGGAATCAGTGCTTGGATATGAATTCCAAACGCTGGATCCATTCACGAACGGCCCCCTAACCAAGGGCTACTTTGTTCGTGCCAAATCCCCTCAAGATATTCTTGATGGGAGTGGTGCCTTGCTCAAGTGTCTCTGTAAAGAAACCCCCGCCCTCCTGACTTATCATCAGAGAGGGGTCGAAGATTCTTACGTCGACGTTGCCAGCGTTGACGATGAGCACTTGGAGCGTTCTGGACGCCCCGAGCGCGTCAGCATCAAGCTCGGTAAGAGGTCACCCTTTTAATTAAGGATGATCGTGGCTTAGGCCACGCGGGAGATACCAAGTATCTTCCTCCTCTATCCGGACCAGATTCA